CGTACTGCCGTAGCTCCTGAATCGACTTCGGTTCTGCACAGTCACAGGACACCACGTCACGCCCTGCCATGGTCTTGACCATGGCGGCCAGTATGTCGTTAGTCATGCCGTACTGGTATTGAGCGTCAAGTATGTATAATGTCATCTGCGCCCGGTCGTAGTGTACCCTGCACAGGGCCGCAGGGTCATCTGAGTAACCAAAGTCCAGCCCGTTTTGATATGTGTCAAACTTGCGATCTGATAAGTCCTCTGTGTGCCAGTTGGTAAATATGACCTTACCCAGCACACCCCACGCGCCATCTAAATACACATCGCGGTAATAGCGATCCTTAGTATTTTCGAGCCGAGTTATATCATCTGCCGTCAAAAACTTATTATCGCGGTATGTTGTTTTAAATATGCAGTATTCTGGACAATTATACGAGGTGCGGGAATCATCCCAATGCCCTTGAAAATATGTCGTATAAATCCAGTGAGTAAGATATATCGGATTAAATGACAGAATGATTCGTTTGTTGACTTTAGATTGACCCCTCAACCGCTTGTCCAGCTGTGCTATATCGTCAGGGTCTGACTCCGTGGCTTCTTCGAACCAAATGTCGGTGATAACACCTTTGGCGCTCGTGATAGACTTTATTTTCTCTGGGTCATCCATGCCACCGAACAGTATTTGATACCCGTTGCGGCAGGTTATCAGCATGTCTGTTTTATTGACAGAAAAATATTCCGTAAGTTTGAATTTAGAGATTGATTTTAAAACCTCGTTAAAGGTAGAACGCCGAACCGTATTAGCAACTTTGCGCAATACCAGGTAGTTATGGCCGCCCCCGGCTACATCCAGAACACACCTATCAGAAAGGAAAACCGATTTACCAGAGCTTGAGCCGCCGTAGAATATTTCGGTTGGCGCTGTGTAACCGATGTAGGGTAAATAGACTAGGTTGAATATTTTGCGTTCTACATCTAGAATAATTTTACCCATCGGATACCCGAACAATAATGTTCAGGTCTGCGCCGTCCTTGCCGGTAACTTCTTGCCTGTCGGTGAACATCTTTAAGTTTTTACCCAGCAATTCCAATGCTCTATTGGCTCCACTGGAATCAAACCGATATTCTCCTGTTGGTTCTCCATGTGTATCAAAGATAGGTTCGGCCACCATGCACCGTTCTGCTACCGCTTTAAGGCTTGTAATCACATAATCAGCGGTTACAAGGGTTCTTTGTTCTCTATATCGTAACTGTTCCTGAATTGCGTTGGCAATTTCAGGTTTTCTCAAGTTTTCTTCGCCAATTGAATAAGCAGTTTTTTCGCTATATCCAGCCCTTATTGCTGCCTGTGTCGCGTTCATATCGACTAAATATTCAGCAATAAACGTATTTTGCCTTGCATTTAACTTGTTTTCAGCCACCTCCTTAACCCTCCCCGACTCCCGCCCCTGTCGTTGCTCACGCATAAGGGGGTTATTTTACCCACTAGACCAAAATAAAGAGCCACAGCATCCCGCCATGGCTCCTCGATACTGGCAGGGGCGCGTTTACCGCGCAGGCTGCACATACTATTAATGCAATTATACAGGATTGGTGAATAATATGCAATAAAATGAATAAATATTTATTTGATAAAAGTGTTGACACGTTGTACGGACGGTGATATATTTAAGTCAAGAAAAACAAACCGCCTGGACGCAGGGCCAGCGGCGAAAAGGGGAAATTAAAATGACAAAAATTAAAATCAGCAAAAAAAACGCAGAGAAAATCGAAAATTTGCTCAACGAAATTAACGGACGCGCAACAGCGCACACATACACCGGCTACACGCAAATCGAAAACATGGCCAACGCGGCAGAAAAAAAGTTATCCGAGTTACTGCTGAAAAAAGACTTTCAAGGGGCAACATGGTCCGAAACGTCCGGCGATAAGGTTGCAAACTGTTACAAAGGTAGTCGGATTGCAACAAACGTAAAACTGCAACGCGGATCATCGGCATGGTTTTTAGTATCGGTTAGCGGGCGAACAGTCTGGAACGAAGGCGGCGGGGAAAGTTGCTTAACACTGACGGCAGAACAAGACGCGGCGGCGATCATTGAATTACGGAAACAATACACGGTAAAATTATAAATCGCGGAGCAGGAAGAGAAGGAGTGGGAAAAATGATTAACTTTATTAACATGAAAATCAACAACGGTAGAATGATGCAGCTTGCACAACAGGGAGTCGACAAATCAATAACGCTAACCACATATAATATAAAATCCGGGCTTGTAGATTCAGAAGAAAACATTTCGGCAGGTGACATGGTTACACTGATAAAAGAAAATGGGAACGCTAATCTAACGTTTTAAACAACTAGCCGCCGCCGGGCGGCCAAATCCGGCGCAAACAAAAGGAGGAGGCAAATAAAATGACAAAGCAGGAACTAATTGATAAAACAAGGCAACTAAGAGATCGTTATCAAGAGTTAGTCCCTGATAAGGCAGCGAGAATCTCAGGAAATATCCCAGCTAATGTTAAAGCCGAATGCGACCAAATAACTGAAAAACAAATTGAAAATTTTAAATTAGCAAAAGAAAAAGGTTTTGACCTTCTTCACGCGCTAGGCAAAAAAGGCCGCGATTACTAAAATCAAACAAAGCCGCCGCCGTGCGGTAAACCCCGGCAAAATAACCGCCACAGGCGGGAGGAAGGATGATTGGAATGTTGAAAATTAAAACAAATAAAAAGATAACAGTAAGCGAAATATTAAGCGATGCAGGGTATTACAGAAACTGGGATAAATGCGGTAGCTTTTGGACGAAAAACAATCAAGAATATGAATTTGTTGGATGGGGTCCAAGCATAGACGAAATAATGCCAAAAACCCCAGAATATATTGAAATGGAGGAAGTATCATGAAAGCCGAAAAAATAGTAATCCGCATCGACACCGACATCAAGAAGCTGTTCGCGGTGTACTGTTACAAGCTGGGATCAACGCCCAGCGACGAGTTAAGACGGTATATAACGGAGGTGCTAAAGCGTGAGTAAAAGAAAACATAATTGCACCGATTTTAATTGCGACACAATTTATTATGACTCAGAATATGGGTTTTATTTAGCGGTAGAAGAACAAATTGCGTTTTCTGATTTAAAATATTGTCCATGGTGCGGGAAGGAGCTGAAAAAATGACCATACAAGTAAAATTTATAAAACAAATAGGCGAGAAAAAATACTATAAAAATAAAAACAACCGGATTTGTTGTGAGGAAAACGGAACATGGTTTGCAGTAAATAAAAACATGGAAATAATGTGGGAATTTGGTAACGACATTAATGTCGTTACCACAAATAAAAATGAACAAAACTAAAAAAATGCTTGAATTGGCAATTAAAATATTAGCACAAAAAAAATCATGCCCGATGTGGATAACTGAAATTTGCCTAAGTCCTACAAAACTTTCTGATCCGTGTCCGGCAGATAAATGTTGGTACAAATATTTAGAACAGGAGGCTTCAAAATGATCTGCGTCCGAATCATCGAAACCGGTGTCCTCATCCAGTGTAGCGATCATGAAGAAGCTCGGCGGGTATGGTGTGTTGGTATCTGATAATTAAATTAATATGGTGACAACTAAGCCCCGGTTCATCGCCGGGGCCGTTTTTTTATGTTTTGCGTCCGCTCCCATTTCCGCCTTGCAATATAACTGTCAATTTCCTCGACCGGCGCAAGCCATCTACACACATCAGCGCCGTACTTGGCTTGCTTGTCAGGGTCCCTGCAGCCGTGTTCCCCGATATCGTGTTCGGACATGTGTTGTCTATGAAGGCCGCAGTAGTTCACAGGATGAGCCAGGGGCCGCGGATTGCGGCAGAAGTAAATTCAGGATCGTCGTCTTCATTATATGTAAATCCTTCATCATCTTGTATTGTTTTACCCTCTTCATACGCCTTCCACGCCGTCGCGAAATCGACGGTTTTGGGGACGATGCGCCAGCCTGCTTCGTGCGCAGCGTCATAAAATGTTATTTCTGACTTGTAGTCTGGTTTAAGCACAAAACCAAATTCGGCGTAATATAGATAAGCTCCATCAGTCCAAGATTCGTGACGTACCCGCTCCCCGTCAATCACCGCTTTTAGTGCTTCGTTTTTGGTCATTGTTGACGCCTCCTTAAATTTCAAGATACTGCACAAGTTTTACGCACATCGCTGCGACTTGCAGCGCCTCGGCTTTAATTCGTTCTGGCGTAGCGTGCCTGATGATATCATCTTCTAGCTCCCGGTATTCGGCGCGGATTGTGCCAAGTGCTTCGTTGAGCGAATTAAATTCCATAGCGTACTTATTCCCCGCACGGGCTAACTCCGCATCAATTTCTTCGGCGTACCTCCCCTCACACAACGTACTGCAAAACTGGGAATTATCAGGCATGACTCCGGTGCATTGCGGACATTTAATCATCGTAACGTATCCCCTCTTTCTGCATAAATATTCGTTTTTAGTGGTTTTATATGCATAAATTCGGCAAGTTCCTCGGGAGTTCCCTGCCGAACCGTAATCGGATTCCCCGCGCCGATTTCTGCCGCGTAATCTTTGATTCGTTCCGACTCCGTAAAACGCCCCAGAATAGCCTGTGCCTTGAAATTATTTTTCTCTGGTATGTTCCGATAGGCTTGCCGGTATTTTTGAACCCATGACAAAGATAAACCGGTTTTCTCGGCAATCTGTGCTGAAGGCTGACGTGATTTTAACAGTTCCTGAAGTTCAGGAGTGATTTTAATTTGTTTGCTCATCGCGCACCCTCCTAAGTATTTCTAACAATTTCGTCGTATGCGGCACAAGTAGTTTCCGCTCCCACTCGTATTCCTCCATCGACTGCCACCCCTGCACCCCGATCACAGGGCGTATGACATATCCGTATTTGTCCGACGGTTCGAGTATTGCCCCCGTATTGCGAA